AAATGTAGAATATGATGAAGAATATACAATGGATGGGGCCCGCCATATGGGTGGAGGTGCTGAGGGAAAGTTGACTGCGAAAAAGTTAGAGTGTATAAAGGCGGAAGGTGGTGGAGAATCGACGGGAAGGATAGTGGGTGCTAGTGTTGGTGCCGCAGCAGCACCGTGGTTTACTAGTATTCCATATGTCGGATGGGTTGCTGCAGGATGGATAGCAATGTTTGGACAAGATAAAGGTGCAGAGATTGGTGGAGAACTTGCAACAATAATGAAAGATTGTGAGGAAAATGACTAATTTGAAACCCTAACAAAAGGGGAGAAAAATAGACGCTAATTGAATAGATAAGATATACTACGAAGTATATAAAATGATCCCTCAATTTGCACATTGGATCGGACAAAACCCTTTGATAATTGAGTGTGGGAGCGTATTAATGCTTGCTCCCATAGCATATTATTGTAGTGATTCTCTCAAGAATCCTCAAAAATATAAAGAATAATAATGTGGATTTAAAAAATGAATTTACTACTAAGTCCTCATGTCAACCCAAATGATCCTGTGTGGTCGGTGATTCTATGTGTAATCATTGCTGTCGGATTGACACTCGGTTATGTTATATACATATTAAAGATATCATATACGGAGTTAAAAGATGGGAGCAATGACACCACCAAGCAGGAAGTCCTGCTACAACTTCCGAGTCACAGAGATCAATCGTGTCCTTGATGGTGATACTATCGATGTCACTATTGACCTCGGGTTTGATCTATACAAGAAAGAAAGAGTTAGAATTGCAGGAGTTGATACGCCAGAGAAAAGGACGAAGAACTTAGAGGAGAAGGCACTTGGAATCGACGCAACCGAATGGCTTAAAGCAAAACTCGAAGGCACGTTGGCTGGTGATGATGAGTTGTCTGTTAGGACTGAACTTGTTGGTGGCACTGGGAAATACGGGCGTCTTCTGGGTTGGCTTTACATTGGGGACGACAGTGTGTCCCTTAACGAACAAATGATTGAGCAAGGATATGCTCATGCATATGATGGTGGCACCAAGGATATGAACCTTGAAGCACTTAGAGAAATTAGGAGGGCACATGGTACGCTTGTTGACTAAAATTAAAGATTGGGATAAGGCAATGGCAAATAAAATTCAGGACAAGTTTAACTTGACTGATTATCAAATGCTTTGTCTTGCATTTGGAAAAGGATTTATTATTGGAGCAATTCTATTATGAGAAGAGAAATGTTAGATGCTCTCAAGGCACTTGCTATTGGGAACATTAAAAAAGCAAAGATGAATATTGAAATTTATCTTGTTAATCCAGTTGGTATTGGTGAACACCCAGATGTGCTTGGTGCAATCCAGGATCAAATTGATGCGATTGCAAAAGAAGAAGAACGTCTGGAAGTCATTAAAAAGTACTTGGAAGATTAACTAGTGGACACATCTGACCTGGATGATTATTCCTTTGGAGATGGTGAATGGTACACAGAAATGACACTTGGCATAGATGAAGTTCGTGTATTATATGAACATTTTTCTTTTGCTTTAGAAACTTGGCCAGGGTCTCCTAGAAGACCCTCACACGAACAAGAACTGCTTATGATAATGAAAATGAGATTTTTTGCAATGCTACAAGATTATAATTTTTATAATAATTAAGAACTTATAATGATTCCAGAAATCCAGTTAGGTAATATTGATATTGGAATTAATCAAGTTAGTAATTTGATTATTAACGATACACCTGACTGGTTAAAAACTCCACCTACAGCAGTGCCAATATACCCACCCGTGACTACACAGGTGGGTATTCCTATTGTTAATATACCAGGATGTGTTGAATCACATAGAGATAGTAGTGAGAACCAAACACTTAAAGAAGAAGATAGAGATGGTGTCCAAGTATTCTGTGATGCAGGAACACCTAGTTATAGTCCAATAGATTATGATCCACGTAAGTTAGAGATAACAACAACATCTCCACCACCCCCACCATACAAAGCACCAGAAGCAAAACCACCACCGACTCCTGAGGCACCAGCACCTCCTAGAACTGATGCTGCATTAGTAGAGTGTCCTACAAGAGAGCAACAGTTAAAGAATCCTGTCGGAAAAGTATTAGAAAATAATAAAAAGATAGTTAGATATGAGACAGTAGGAAAAGAATGTCTTCCTGTATTTGAAAATTTAAATATACCGGATCAAATTGTTGCTAACTTACCATCACCAGGTGCTGTAACTGTCACCGCCTCAATTGCTGTAGTCGCGACGACTTCTGCACTGCTTGCAAAGCCTCTTGCTGATCTTTTGTTAAAGGTTGTGAAACCGACTGTGAAGAAGGTAATAAAGAAGATTGCGACCTTACGGGGTAAGACGCCCCCTGTATTGTCTGCGTCTGAGAGGAAGGCGGAGCAACGGGATCGGAACCGGGCGATAAAGATCTTACGTTCGGCACTGAAACCGAAGGGATAGAGTGACGATGTTGCTTGACGGTGTTAACATTTTGCACCACGACATCGGCACATATTTTATAGTAAGGACTTTTGGGGTGGAAACTAATTCCTGCCTGCATTAATTGTCCGCAATTCTTCAAACGAGCTATCTCAAAATCGAGGCGCTTATTGGCAATCATTTGTTGTTGCATTTGGATCTGAGTATCTGCTGCTTGTTTACAACGTTCTTGCATTCCACCATCAAGTGGGAAAGAAAGCGTTGCAGATAAACCAAGACTAGTGCTGTAATTTCTAGTGTCCCCAGTTCTTACTGGTTTGTCCCATAATTTCCGGCCTGGATTATCGGGAACACCATCACCAGACATTTCCATGGTGGTGATAGTCATGTCTGCACCATCTTCATAGGCACGAACAGTTTCTCCGGCAGTGTTCGTATATGTTCTATTATCATAGTGATCTTCCCAAGGCCAGTTCTTTACAACCTTCTGAGTTTCTACTAGTCTGCCATTAAAATCTCTATTATCGTATTGAGGTTCCATATAATGTGTTTCAAATGGATGCTTCTCATTACGAGCATGAGTAATGAATGGCGTGATATTAGCAGTCGGTCCTTGACATGCAATACCACCACCATATTGGTTAGTAATATATGGACCTTGTAATACCTGAATAGCTTGGTTTGTAACCGAGCCTGAACTATTAGCTATTGGATTTGCTGTTGCACTTACACCCCCTACATCTGCTGCATGAGCAGGGGCAGTTACAACCGCAGTCAGAACAGATAGACATAATGTTTTTATTGGGTGAAGATACTTGTTGTGTCGGTTATGCTGGTAACCTCCGTGACTCTTTGGATGACAGTTTGATTCGTTACACCCGGTCCCATGTAGGTCTGAGTGAACTGAAATGCTGCCCCTGGTTCTTTGATCGTAAAACTCTGTCCATTTAAATCGAGACCAGAGTTGGCGCTTGTTACTTGCCCCTCTGTTCCTCCTAATGGATTCACTACTACTGAGTTTGTTGTTGGGTTCGGACTGAGGGATTGTCCCCCGTTCGTTACATTTGTTCCCGATACTGAATACTGCCATCCTGTTGCATAATCTATAGAGTTAATCGTCTCAGTTACCTTACTGGTCGTCTCTGTGTGGCTGGTCATACTTCCCTGGCTGAAATTCGGGACCACAGGGACCGCTAGGGCAGCGGCAGGAATAAGACTTACTCCCACCACAGACATCACAATATATATGATTGTCTTTCCAGAAGTCATAATCTTTGACCTCCATTTATTTAGTGTAGAATTGAAAGTTCACTCACGAACTGGCCAGTAGCATTTGTACCAGCACCACCAGCCGTGATCGTAAGAGCACCAGTAGGGGCTATAGTACCTGCTAGAGAACCAGCAGTTCCTGCAGTTGTAGATGTAATGTTGCCGAAGTTTGCTACAGCACCAACAGTGACTGCACTAGTTGGGATTGCATCAGCCTGAGTATAAGACTGAGAGAAACTAAAAGCATTACCAGGAGTATCCTGAGTAGCAGCAATAGTACCTGGAGCATATACTCCAGACGTGATTGTGCCAACAGATATTGTATTTGCTGTGTTACCGTCAGTAGTATCTACGCCGTTGCCTGATATAGAAAATGTGCTACCCAGTCTTGTGACGTTAGTAGCAGCAGCATCAACGGTTAATTGAACACTAGAAGATAATTTATGAGTAAGAGCACCTGCATTTGCTGCTGATGCGGTCATCAATAACATTATGAAAGGTAGAAACCGTTTCATATTTTTTACCAAAAATGGTGTATGGGTATTTTTATTTAGCTTGACCTTCCTTTAATTTTATGATATAGTTACTGAGTAGATAAATGACTCAGTAGCTCAGTGGATAGAGCAACTGCCTTCTAAGCAGTCGGTCGTTGGTTCGACCCCAACCTGAGTCGTTCTCTTTTTTTTTATTATGTCACAACATGATTTTGGAGGACTTGAAAGGCACCCTGCTAACATACTAAGATTAATTAGTGAGTTAGAAGGATCCTATCAACTTTGTAAGTATATGGGTTTTGAAGAGGATATGAAAGTCCTTGAAGAAATGAAAAAACCATATTATAAACTCTATTTCAAAACGAAAAAAGAGTATGACAATGGCGTGTAGCACAACGGCAGTGCAATTGACTGTTAATCAATGGGTTGCTGGTTCGAATCCAGCCACGCCAGTTGACAAGAATTAAATCTTGTCCTATACTATGCTTGTCCGTGTGAAGGAAGTGTTTGAGAGATATCTCTCTCACCACTCTGCGGGTTTAGTTTAGAGGTAAAACTAAAGGTTTCCAACCTTTCGTCAGGAGTTCGATTCTCCTAACCCGCTTTCGGATTCCCGTAATCCGAACATAGTATAAATACTTAACCATTTGTCTTTCAGTAATTAAAGTAACAAATGGTGATATTAACACGGGACAGTCGAGTCCCTATCCATCTGCGGGTAACCATTCCGCAAGTAACTAAAGGTACAAAAAATGTTCAAAACGACTATCGCCGCAGCTGCCGCTGCAATTGCTCTTGCCCCTGCTGCCGCCCTAGCCGGTCCCTACGTCAACGTGGAAGCCAATTCTGGTTGGACTGGATCTGATTACAATTCGACCACCACAGACCTGCACGTAGGTTATGAAGGTGAAGTGGGTGAAAATGCTTCTTACTACGTCCAAGGAGGAGCTAGTGTAGTTTCCCCTGATGGTGCAGAAAGTGACACCGTTCCTTCTGGTAAGGCAGGTCTTGGTCTTGCACTGACTGACGCACTTGGTGCATACGGAGAAGTTAGTTTCGTCGGTTCTGGCGATGCTGACATCGACCGTGGTTATGGAACCAAGTTGGGTCTGAAGTACAACTTCTGATCGTTGATATAGACACATAAACATCTAGATGTTATACTGGGGGTGCGACGGCATCCCCTTTTTTTATGAGAAATTATTTTACAAAACTCATTACCCATCCTGCCTTCCATTATAATCTAATCACTATCTCATTACTTATTCTCATAGGTATGCTGCATAACCATGCTCATTACTCTATGGAAGTAGATCCGGACTCGTATGTCCTGCAGTGGTGCAGCAAGCATCCAAAGAAATGCACGTACAACCGTGACTGGTAGGTGTTGACAAAACTTTATCTTTCCTATATAATATGTAAAGAAACATTACGGAGTGTATCGTGACTGTAACAACTGAAGACGGTGGACGCACAAATTTGTTCGCCAGAGAACCCCAAATGTACATCTCAGAAACCGACGCACAGCGTTATGGTTATGAGACATATGCAGAGAAGGCAGAGAAATTGAATGGACGCACTGCTATGCTTGGATTTGTTGCTGCTGTCATCTCTTATGCTACTTCCGGTAGTGTATTTTTCTTTGGTGTCTTCGGATTCTGATGACTGAATTTGCCTTCACTTTAACAAGTATTGCATTTCTTGTTTTACTTTGCTATTCTATTGAAAACCTATCTGAAACTTATTGATGGAACCCTCTTTACTTGAAATCCTTACTTATTATGTGATTGGCGGTGCCCTCATTATTGGACCACCCGCAATCTTTCTGATCATTGCTATGATGGGAGCCATCCAAAATACGAAAGGTCGTATGGTTGGATACAAAGACCACAAAACTTATGGTGATATCTCATTTTACGAGAACGCACCAACAGATCAAACTAAATTTTATCTTACACTAGGAGAAAACTCATGAACGAAAACGCAGAACGCATCAATGGTTGGGCAGCAATGATCGGAGTCATTGCCGCAATGGGTAGTTATGCAGCAACAGGTCAAATCATTCCAGGAGTATGGTGATGGGATTTGTAGTAGCAGCACTGCTGTTTCTTATACCAATTGGTGCAGCAGCTAGGAAGTCTTCATGAGTATAGAATGGGCACAGACAGTTATTTTTTTTCTGGCACCCCTATTCTTTATGCTCCTCTTCATAAAAACTAATGAAGATGATGATGGACCACCAGATGGAGGGATGATGCAACCAGTTTATGCACCAAACCCTGTGTAGTAACCAACACATTTAATTGACAGATAATAATCCTACTGCTTAAATAAAGGCAGTAGGATTATTTTTATGCCTCGCAATTCAATAACAAAAGACCAATTAAAATGTGATGTTCTTAAATTAAAAAATCAATTGAAAGATGAGTTTTGTTCTGAATCTAAAAAAGAAGTTGCAGACATGTATTTAAATTTAGTTCTTGACAAAATTAATGAGTATAGATTATAATATTGTCATGGGGGCGATTAGCGCAGCGGTAGCGCAGTTGCTTTACACGCAATTGGTCGGCGGTTCGAATCCGTCATCGCCCATATAAATAAATGAAATACTGAAGAAGTAAGATTTCATTATAAACCAATGATTAAAATTAGGTGTCTCTCCTGCAACACGGAGTTAGTAAGCACTAGTAAGGTGCAATTTTGCGGATGTTCAAATCAAACGAGTATTGTAGACAACAAAATTAGTGCCAAAGATTTAAATAAAGTCGTAATGGTATCTAATAATTTGGAAAGAAAAATTGACAGTCATTTTTCTAGAGATGAACTTTGCTATCAAGAAGAAAGGCGCAAACGCAAAATTCGTAAATTAGATTTTGAAATAAGATAAATAATAATACTTAAATCCACAACTTACCGTGTAGCCTTTGGTAGGGAGGTTTAAGAGAAGCATTTTAAAACCAAAATGGCAGATAGATCTATTGGGTCTGAACTAAATGAGGTTCGTAAAAAACTCAATGATATAGAAAAGAAGCAAGAGTTTCTTGAAAAAGTTATTCAATTAGAAAGAGAGAGGCAACAAAGAAGAGGAGAAATACCTTCATAAAATATAGTCGTTGCCGAAAAGTAAATAACATGCTATACTCAACAAGTTGAGAAATCAACTGCGGTAATCCCCTTGGCAGTTTAGGATTAGCGGCGATAGGAACTGCCAGGTGCCAGAATTAAAACTGGCACTCTTGACTACATAATTACTATACCGTATAATACACAGGTAAACAAACAGGACAATGGTACTGACTGAAAAATTCAAGAAAGACATTCAAACTCTTTGGGGAGCAGTGAATGGCGATTTTTATCTTGATGTAAAGAATCCAAAACTTTTCAAAAAAGTTCGTCGTTTTTATGAATCTCAGGGAGTCATCTTTTCTGATGATGCTCTTGATAATTATGAAATTTTGATTGATTGTATTATTCAGGATTTGGAAACCAGTGAGGTTTCATTATGAATGATCTTGATCCAAAGTCTGTTGCAACGACTAAAACAGTTGTTATTCACGAAAGGTTCCCTTATCGTTATGTGCAGAAGGGTTACATTCAACTTAATGGTAAACCTGATTTACGTCTTCAGAAGGCAGATGGATATAGTAAAAAATACTCTGACATCTATCTTTTTGATAATGCCGATCAATGTTTTCTAGCTATAGAAGACTTTGAGTATTCTAAATGGTTAGATCCAGATGGTGTTCCTTGTTATGTTAGAGACTCTGTTTCGTTTCTCTAGAGTTTCTTGCTTCTCTCAAGAGCAAGTGGCGTGCATGTAAAGACCTTCAGGGAGAGTTGCATAAACTCTCCCTTTTTGGTATAATCTAAATATACAGACTAACAATATTTAAATATGAAAAGAGCATTGATTACTGGTGGTGCGGGGTTTATCGCACACCATTTGATTTCCCAAATTTTAAAGAATACTGACTGGGAAGTTGTGACTCTTGATCGTCTTGATTTTAGTGGCAATCTAAATCGCCTTCAGGATGTTCTCCAAGAGTTTTCTCCAGAAGATCGCTCTCGTGTAAGAGTTGTATTTCATGATTTGAAAGCAGCAGTCAATCCACTTATTGCTGCCGATATTGGTAGAGTGGATTACATTCTTCATCTTGCTGCTGGTTCTCACGTCGATCGTAGTATTGATTATCCCATGGAATTTGTCATGGATAATGTTGTAGGAACTTGTAACATCCTTGACTATGCTCGTGGACTTGATCACATTGAGAGGTTTGTATACTTCAGCACTGATGAAGTATTTGGTCCTGCTCCTAATGGAATCAACTATGGTGAGTATGATAGATACAATTCTACCAACCCATACAGTGCAGCTAAGGCAGGTGGAGAAGAACTGGCAGTAGCATTTGAGAATACTTATGGACTTCCTGTTTACATTACTCACACGATGAATGTGTTCGGTCAGCGTCAGCATCCCGAAAAGTTTATTCCGATGTGCATCAAGCGTGTTCGTGATGGTGAAGCAATCACCATTCATAGTGATGAGACCAAAACAATTCCTGGTTCTCGTCATTATATTCATGCAGAGGATGTTTCTGATGCTTTGCTGTTCCTTCTGGCACAAGATAGTGTGGT